TCATTTTCTCAAAATTACATCTTTCACATAAAATCTTATATAACTCATAAGCACCCATTTCTTCAATACAATACCAAGTTTCGTTATTATTTTTTCTTTCGAATTGTTCTTCCATTATTCATCACTCCCTTTACCATTTAAAATATTTAATTCACTTACCATATTTCAATTTCTTTCCTATCTTGCCAATAACATTTTGTTTTTTCACCATTTAAATCAATTAAACAACTAGGAAAAGGAGCACTTCCACTTTCATTAAAATGTAAACGACCTGTTATAAATATTATCCAACTTCCATAATCAACTAGTTTTCTAAAATATTTTGTATCAGTTCTAGCTGGTATAAGTAAAATTACTTTTTTTCCTTTTTTATGTTCTTCGATTGATTTATTTACAAATTCTTTTATTTTACTATACGGCGGATTTACAAAATTTTTTTCTTTCCATTCAATTTCTAAACCATTAAAAGTTGAATTAAAAGGACATGGGTCAAAATATTCAAGACTCATGTATTCATTATATAATTTAATTGGTGTTTTCCAATTATCACTTTTTTTACTAAATAATACTTTATCCACTATTCATCACTCCCATTTAAAATATTTAATAAAGTTTTAACTGTTATAATATCTTCAACAAAATTTATTTTGATATATTCAACTGCTTTTTCTATTCTTGTTTTATAACAATGTTTTCGCAATCTGTTTCGTTCTGTTAATTCTTTTTGCACTTCTAATTGATGATTTAATCTTTCATTTTCTTGTTGTAAATTAGTTATGTAATCTATAATTTCATCAATATCATTAGCGACATAATATGCTTTTATTTTTTCTTTTACATCATCATTCATTATTTATCACCAACCTTATATTCCATTTGTGAAAATTGCTCACAAGTTACTATGGATTTAATTTCTTGTGGTTCATATTTGCTTTTATCAGTAATTACATAAGGTAATTCTCCCATCGATAAAAACATAGGATTAAATAATCTAATTACTTTTTCTCCATTAACATAATCTCCAACTTCTATTAAATCAATAATGTTTGGACTTGATTTAACCATATATTTTTTTGCACCACTTAATGCTTTACTGCTTGTCGAATTAAACTGATATATAGTTCCTTTTTTAGTTCTTACATAATCTCCAACTTTCATTATTACTCACCTTTGCTTTCTAAATTATTTATTTTAATTCCAAAAAATATTTTAAACATTTTCCTTTGAAGCCAATTAAACTTTTTTATGTTATATACTTTAATGTTTCCTATTTCTAATATAGATTTATTATTATCATTTAATTTAATGACAACATCTTCAGTGGTAATTTTAGTTAATATATTATTATTAATTGCTAAACTACTCTTTGTAATATCTGCGATTTTTATTTGAGTTTCAATATCTTCTTTGTTTAACATATATTTATTCTCCTTTGCTTTTAAGATAATCAATAATGGAATTGATTTTATCTTTGCATAATCTATCTTTATAAGTACTTCCTGCTCTTTCAAAATATTCATTATCTAATTTTTCAGGTATTTTCATTTCTTCTTCTGGGATTTTTTTACTTTCAAATTCGATTATTTGGTCAATAGCATTTTTACATTCTTCTATTATTTCTTCAGTTGTCCATTTTTTACCATAAGTTCTAATATTTTCAGGCATATTTTCTTCATATCCACAATAATCATTGCAATGTGCATAATCCCAGCCAATAAACCAATTTTCACTTTTAATTCCCATTAATTCATTACTACTATATGTTAAACCACCATTTACATCTATTTCACAACCCATTTCATATATTTCAAAGTAAGTCTTGCCATATAATTTATCTTCTTTTGGTATTTCGATATATGCAGTTGGATGTGTTCCTAAATTTAAAACATAATAGTTATAATTTTTATATTTGTCTTTACATAAAAGTTCTGTTCTTCTTTCTTTTCCATATTCCATTTCTTTTATTTTCATATTCTATTCTTCTTTCTCCTTTTCATTTAATGAAATCCATTTATCCATAATTTCTTTTAATTCTAAATATCTAAATTTGTATTCTAATAATTCAATATATTCTTCTTCTAAAATTAATTTTTTTGGTTTAATTTCAATTACTCTTCCTTCATCTAATTTTATATCATCAAATCTTGGTTTTTTCATAAATTATTTCCTTTTCTTTCGTTGTATTTCGTTTACTGTTCTGTATTTGTGTATTGGGATCCCGTTTTTATATTGTATTATTTTCTTCATTGTTATCTTCTCTTTCTATTAAATCTTTTAATTTTTTCATTAGCTCATCGTAAAGGATTCTGGTTTTTTCTTCGCTGGACCTTCCACGTAGTACGCATGACCTGTCTATCTTCTGGTCTTTACATATTTGTGTCACCGAAATTGAAGAAAAGTCCTTTATGAATTTTAAGTACTTTTCTTTCATTATTCATTCTCCAATTTTTTTAAATATTCTTGACATTCTTCGTATGTACCTTTAAATATTTCTTCCACTATGTTCCAATTAAAGCCATATTTTTTATAGCTGTCTTTTCTTTCATTAATACAATATACTTTTGTTCCATCCTTTTTAGGTATAGTTTCTGCAATTTCGTATTTTTTCATATTTATCCCTCTTTCTTTACCTCATAATCATATTTTTGTATGAATTCTTCATATGTGTATCCTGCATCATCGCTTCCGTCACTATTTCCTTCGTATACCATTATTTTTTGTTCACCATTGGTATAAAATATTGCACAACCTTTGCACTTTTTTCTTTATTTGTTGTTTCTATGTATAAGTTGTCATTGTATTTTAGTATGCTTTTTACTTTTAATAATTCTTCAATTTTATTTTTCATTATTGCATCTCTTTAACTTCGATACATTCCATTGATCCGTATACTGGTTTTTCGTATTCTTTTATTCTCTTTTCTAATTCTTTATTGTTTTTTACCTCTACTGTTCTTGTTGTTTCGTATCCACCATTTATATGTTGTGGATTTCCTCTCCAGAATTTTAACTCATACTTTTTCATTTTTAATCCTTCTTTCCGTAAGCCCTTCTCCTGCTTACGTCTATAATGATACCACTTTTCGTGGTATAAGTCAAGCATTATTTGAAAGAATTTTAATAATATTTTTACCTATATCGGCCTTTTTACAGATGATAAAGCGCACACCATATCGTTCTGTCATGGTTTTGAATATTTTTAGCAGTACGGATCCTTTTACGCGTGTTCTTTTGCTGGTCCATTGTTCCAGGTCTTGTATGGTTTTGATCTTATCGCTGGCTATCAGGAATATGAATTGTTTAGCACCTAATTCCTGGCCTTTGGCTATTTCTCGTTTGATTCTTTCGTGATTCTGTGTGTTACATAGGTTGCTAGATATTTCCTCCAGGTCCTTTTTAGTGTCTATTAGAATGGAATAATCCAGGTAGAACCCTTTAGAGCTGTTGTATCGTACGGTCATGTAATCGGCGCTTGGAAGCGTTGTCCTGATGTGTAGGATCTGTTGCTTGTCGAATTCTTTTAGTATATGTTTTTCTTTTTGTTGGCGTGTATCGGTTAATATTATAAAGTTTTTCAATTTTTATCACCAACATAAGTTTAACATACATTAACAAGTTTTTAAACACTACTCAATTATTAAAAACTCGTGTAACGCACAGAAACGGTCATTATTCGGTTGTTCATCTACTAGTGCGTACTTTTTCCCTACCATGCGCCATTTGACGTTACTAATGGCTTTTTTAGGGCTTATAGCGTGTGTTTCGTGCAAAGTTACTTCTGTTTTGTACGGACAACTGTCATCTAGATAGGTTTTTTTACATTGAACTATGTATTTCTTTTTATTCTGATCCATCTTTTTCCTCCTGGAACATTTTATCTACTTTTTCTTTGAATTCTTTTGATGTTATATTTCTTAAAAGCAAATCATTTGCCATATTAAATATTGCATTGATTCTTCTTGTTTCGATTTCCTCTTCATTGTGCAGATTAATTAATTGTTTTATATACCAATTAAAATTACTAAATACAGGTTCAATATCAATCATTTCATTTAACATACCGATATAATTATATTTATTTGCTACCACACTAAACATCAAATTAAAATCAAGTGTGCCAAATTTTTTATATGTTGCTTTTAAAAATTGCCATAATTTTTGATTATTAATAAATAAATTATCTTTTAAGCGCTCATCTTTCATCAAATCAGGCTTATTTAATACACAAGATATAATTATTTTTTCTAATTCATCAACTTTATATGTGTATAATTCTTTTTTCTTTAGATACATAATTATTCTCCTTTATTATATATTTATATATATATATATATATATTAAAAATCTAACATATCTAACATTTATCTAACAAAAAATAATATATATATAACATTATTATATCTATATATATCAACGTTTTTTTTGAAAAAACTAACATTCTAACATATCTAACCTAAAATTCAATATATATAAAAATATACATTTTTTCACTATTATATATATATAAATATGTATAGAAAAAAATGTTATTTTGTTATATTTTTTCACGAAACCCTTATTCTATAAGGATTTTCACAGCTAACAACACCTTTTTTTTATGATATATAACTAACAAAAAAAGTTTTTATCAATCGTTTTTAAACGAACATAGGTTCCTTTTTTACCATTAGTAGTAGTATTATGAATATATCTTCCTTGCGAGTTTGTTTCCAAAAAATTCATTTCAGCCCATTCTTTTTTTACTGTATCAAATTCAAAATCAGCACGTTTTAATTCTCTTTTTAATATTTCTACATTAATTAAGCAGTAATTATCTCTTTTATCTCCCCAAATTTCACCATAGCCTACATTTTCAAATTTTTTAGAATTAATATCAATAATATTAAGAATATAATTTTTTGCTTTAATTGATGTTTTAATCTCATTTTTATCATTAATATAATCTTTTAAATCATCAAGATATAATCTATATCCATCATCAAATATAGATTCGCTAGCAAGTTTATCAGCAAGTAATATACACGCAAGCGTATTCGTCTGTTTATCTGTTGCTTGGCTATTTTGTAAAATTATATTATATAATTCTTTAAATTGCTCAAAAATATTATCAAAACCTATTTTTTGAATATATTTAATATATTCTTTTCCTGCAAATCCATAATTATCTTTTATGATTCTAGCAATATCTTGTCCGCCTTTTTCAATTATTTTTTCATTAATTTCCAAATCAATAACACGATTATAAATTTGTTCACCAGCATTTTCATTAACCATTTTGTCATTATTAGTAAATAAAAAGTTATTTTTCCAAGATTTAACTTCTTTTGTTTGACTTTCTTTTGTAAGTCTTCCCTTTTCCGTTCCATTACATAAATCCATTATTAAAGAGTTAAAATCAATATTTTTATTATTTTTAATAATTTGTAATTCATCAAAGAAACACGTAAAATTATTATAAAACTTGCTACAGTTGTGTAATAATTTTGAGTATTATTACTTGATAAAGTTAAGCAACCAATTTTAGGATTTCCCCAGATAGACATCGCTACCATACAAGCTAAAGTTTTACCACTTCCCGACATAGAACTCCATACATTTACAATAAATGTTGGTATATTCAACTTTTCAATTAATGGACTTGCGAGAGTTGTTGCCATAATAATTCTAATATATTTATTTTTTCTTAGTTCTTTAACAATAGTTCTCCATTTATCATAACTTCCTTTAGAAGATAAAGATTCATAAATACTTCTAAAACTATCAACACCATCAAATATTCCTTGACTATCATACGGTATGAATAAATTACCTTGCCAACCTATATGAGATATACTACTCAATTTATTAATATTATTTGAGCTTAATATTTCATTAAAATAATTAATATAATCCCGTACATTTTCACTATTAATATCAAGTCCATAATCACTTAATAATAGTAATTTATTATTAATACATATTTGACTTCGATCTACAATTAACTCTTTCCATTTGTTTTCTTGAAAATATATTATCTTAATTTTTTCTTTATTAGTTTCTTGATTAATATATCGTTCAACAGGTATTATAGGCATTGTAGAAAATTTACATTTTTTCAAACTGTTATAAATACCATTTTTAGTAACAATATATTGTTTAAAATCATAATTATCAATATCATATTTACTTTTTGGCAAATTTTCAGTTTCTAAAGATATTTTGGTATCAAAAAGTTCTTTATATTTTTTTAAACTATCTTTAAATCGTTTTTCACAACCTAACCCCTTTGCGATTAGATATAGTTCATCTTCACGAGCAATTCTATCAACTTCGCTTAACTTAAATAATTCTAAAAAAGTTTCTTTTTTAAATAGCTCCTGCTCGTTCATATTATTCTCCTTTCTTTTTAATTGGCTTTAAAATTATTTTATCTTTATAAATTTCCATATAAAATTGATTTCCCCATTCTTCAATAATGGTTTTTGGAATAATCATTTTATTAGTTGTTTTATCAGCATTTTTTTGATAAATCAAAATAGGCTCTTCCATTTTCTTACCTCCTTTTAATCTAATACCATTATAGTACCACTAATTTACCTAGTCAATACCTTTTTAATGTTTTTTGCATAAAAAAAACAACTATTTACAGTTGTTTTACTTTTTACTAAAATAGCAATACCTTTTTAGAAAGGAAGATTTTCTGGGCTGATTTCCACAACATCAGAACCAAATACATCAACGGCTTTTTGTGTTAAATCATTGCTTTCATGTTTTTCATTATATTCATCAATATCCATGTAATTTCCGTTTAATAGTTTAACTTTATAACTAATTTCGATATCTTTCATTTTATCAAGACTGCGGAATTTATTTAATCTAACCTTAACTGCTTTAGTCCCATCTTGTTTCTCATATTCTTCATATTGAAACACACCACAAATTTTCTTTCCTTTAAGTTTTGTTTCGTCCCAATCCCACTTATATCCTATATTGCTATTCTCGATACTCGTAATAAAGCCCTTAAAGTATGAAACATTGTCGCCTTCAAATGCAAGGTATTTGCAAGCATTGTTATCCCATTTCTTATTGGGTGTAGTATTGCTTTGGTATCTCTTTAAAAAGTAATCTTTATATTCACCACTCGCAATGTCGATTGATACTTTAAATGTCTTCTTTCCTGTCATTTCATTTTCATTAATCCTTGCGTCTTTAATAACGCATTCATATACACCGACTGGAAGACTTTTAAAATCTTCCATTCCACGTGCTTCAATTTTATCCCAATTTTCTATTTTTTCCATAATTAAATCTCCTCTATTTCCTTTTCAATTTCTTTATTTATAAATTTTTCTTCAACATTTTCAACTCTTATACTAACAATCTTATCTTTCATAATAAAGTAATCGCCTGCATTTATTTCTTTACATCTGTCATCTTTTAATTCATCGAAAAAATATCTATAAACAGCATTAGGAACATCAATTACTGTATCATTTATCATGTAAAATTTTAAATTGA